CAATCACAAAGTACTGATTGGGTTTACCGTTGATAGTGATGTTACGATCCTGCACCAGACCCCAAGGACTGAGGCGGCTGGACATCTTGGTATCACCAGTGATCTTGTACATACGGTTGATCAGATATGGAATATCGAAGAACCGTGTGTTCCACCCAGTAATAATATCAGGAGTATGCATCTCCCAGAACCGGACGAACTTCTGCAACAGATCGAACTCGTTGTCGCACTCAATGAAGAGTACGTCATCACGAGTCGGTGTGTAAGAGTCCAGACCCCAGACCCAGTACTGACCCTCCATAAGAAGGGCGATAGAGATGACCGGATGGTCTGCGGTTGCAGGTTCGGGAAAACCTTCAGAAGACTCGACCTCAATATCAATGTTCAGTACTTTAACCAGTGACCGATCAAACTCAATCTGATTTGGGAATCGGTCAGTAATAAATTGTGCAACGTAGTTGGTGTTGCCGTAGATCTGTACGTTCGAGACGTGTTCGTATCTCTTGGTGAAGTCCCGTGCTTCGGACATAGAGTCGAACTCCATCTCCGTGACGGGTAGTCCATCAAGAGTAGTCCACCCCATACCCTTACCACCTACGTAGAGTTTGGGACGAAATGGAATACGTTCCTTGACCGCTTCACCATTCCGGTATCCACGGTAGAGGATGTTGTTGCCGTAACGCACGGCACTCGTATAGAATTCTTTAATCATAGATGTATCATATCATACACTCAGTGTATTGTCAACCGAAAAAATCTTCAAGGGTACTTGCACCTTGACTCTCATAGTTCCTTAGTAGTAACTCCTTTCTATTGTGTTCGTCCTCACGATACTTCTGTCCGGAGTGCATCGTGTATGTAAGATCCCACTCTAACTGATCCCACCCAGTGTATGCATCCCTCAGTGTCTCGTTAGAGTTGTAGGTAACCATCACCATAGAATCTGTTGAGTCAATTTGATCATGGAATCTTTTGTGACAGAACGAGTCGTGCATGTCACCGTGATTACCATAGATGAAAGAGTTGATGTCATATGGTGGATCTGCAAAGATGAAAGTATTCTCATCTGCACCGTCACCTAGAAGATGTGAGTAGTCCTCGTTTGTGATTCTCCAGTTCCTCATGATGTGAGAGAACTTAGGTAGTTTGTCAATTAGTCTGTGATTGAACAAGTCCTTTACTGCGTCCTTACTAAAGGATCCGGTAGACTCACCTAGACCAGAGAAACTGCATCTGTTCATGACGTAGAACATCCATGCAATCTCGAAAGGATCTTCTGCAGTGTTGAGACCCTCACGCATCACATGGTAGTAGTCCAAGTGTGCCTGCAGAGAATCCTCCGCTTCAGATAGTTCTGTCTTTACACCGTGCAGTTTGTCTGCAAGTTTCTTACCGTCCTTCTGCAACTGCTTCCAGAAACAATACAGGTTGTAGTACTTGTCGTTTACCCACACCGGAATGTGTGGTCTCATCATAGAGAAATACAATGCACAACTACCACCGCCGAGAAACATCTCACGGTACTCTTTTATTTCACGAGTCGGCATATTCTCTGCAGAAAACAAAAACTGTACTGCACGGGATTTACCGCCCGGATAACGTAATGGGGTTTTTAGATCTTTATACATGTGACCATTATACCAAATGGAAATGGATTTGTCAATCCACGATATGAAACATTTTATGTCGAGTCCAAGGTTGATTGATCCACTGATCAGGATACCCATGGTGGTCTTGCGTGACGTTCAGTGACTTGGATATCACCTGAGTCGTAGGAACACGGACTGAACTCTGTGGATCCGGATCCGTATCGTTGAAAGGTATTTCAACCTGCTTACCAAAGTAGAGTGTGTTACACTCGTGCCATGGATGTACTACGGTATTCTTGAGGCCAAAAAAATTGTAGTCCACAAGATATGAACTAGTATAGGTTCTGAACAAACGTTGCAGTGTGCAGTATGGGCCGCAGTTGATCGGAAACTTACCCTTATTACGAACACCAAAAACCAGTAACTCCCACATCCACTTAGCACATGATTGTTCTAAGGAATACATCCCCATGAACAAACCTATGTTCACATAGAAAGGATTCTTTTCTTTGGTGTATTTAACTAGATCTCTTAGTGTCTCAACTTGGTCTGGTAATAGGTAAGTGTCATGCTCCATGACAAAGAATCTTTCTTCACCCGACTCGTTGTTACCTGCAAATTTCATGAGATCCCAGTGAGAACACATACCCGCCTTTTCTGTTGGTGAGTGATCATCTGGATTACTACCATGTTGATCTGCCAACATCAAAGAGGTTTCCCAGTTGTACAGATCTCTGTGTGCTTCGTAAACCTCAGACTCAGGAGTTATTGCGTTATAGGTAGCAATCTCAGATATGATACCTTCTTCTATTGCGGGTTTGAATGACGCTCTGGATATCTCTGCATATTCTTCTGATATCTCGTTACCCTTGATTACTATTTGAAATGCCTTCAAACGTTTATTCCCCATTGATCCCGTGGTAGATTTACAATTTTCCAGTGTGTCTTTTCATCCAGATTATCTGCACCGGCGAATTGGACATGAACGAACTTAGTGTTCTCATCACGCCAATCACATAAGTATCTATCCTCATGATAGATGTCCTTCGTGTAATGGATATAAGAATTCCAACCATTGTCCATTTCCTGCACGTCGAAGTTACATGAATACATCATTGCGTGTAGGTAGGGTTGATCGCATCTATAGAATGCAACCAAAGGATATCTGTTGATCATGTCAACATACACAGAAAAGTCACACCATTCAGAACGTGCCTTCAGTCTCGCTTCTTTTGAATACAAGACCATACCCGTATTGAAAATCCTAACAAGACCTTCTTTGGTTCTAGGTACTTCACCACCAAACTGTTCTTTGACTATTTGTGCCCAGAGATCGTCTTGTGCAGAAGTGATCTGACCCTTGGTGATCGTGCGTTGTTTAGGTTGAAAGGGTTCGTCACAGATACCAATTTCACCTGTAAACGAATCAAAGATATTTTCTGTCAGTCCATCTACAGGAAATACGTCTGTGTCTGCAAACAAGATCTTATCGTACTTGTCGAAGTCCGTATCGTAGATAGGTTTGAACGCACCATAGTGTGGTGTGTAGTTTCCAAAGTTGTATTTGAAATGAGTTCTGAGAAATTGGGGATTGTCTTCGAAGATGTACTCAGCGCCAATGCGTTCTGCGTACTCACGCATTGCATTAACACCTGCAAGACATGACTCCTTTACTTCACCATCCCAGTATTGATATATCAAGTTCATAATCTATTCCTATGTGGGGGGACTTCCACCCCCCTGTTTTTTATACTAAGGGCAAGAGACTCCATAACATAATACCGATAAACGATAATGATAGGAAGGCTTCGCCCAATCTTTCGATTGAGTCATTTTGCATTATTTTCTCCTCAAAAAATGATCGGCTAACTAATATCGATTTTTCGAGGTCTCTTCTCTTCAGGTAGTTCAAACTTCAACGTAATCGCAAGTATACCACCTTCTAACGAAGCACCGTCTACATAGACATACTCTGAGAGTCGAAACACCCTCTTGAAGTTTTTCTGCGATATACCTTTGTGGATGTATTCAAGTTCACTATCTAGTTCACCTTTCTTGGTGCCCGAAACAGTCAACGTGCGTTCATCCTGTTCTATATCCAGATCTTCAAAAGTAAATCCCGCCACTGCGATTTCGATTCGATAATCGTTCTCACTCACCCTCACAATGTTATGTGGGGGATATGTATCCGTTGCATGTCGTGCCACCCAATCAAGGTCTTGAAACAGGTGGTCGAAACCAACAAACGAAGAGCGTGGGAAAAGTGTATTTGCTTTAAGATTAGTCATTGTATTCTCCTTTTTAAAAGCAAGATTAAATGAGTACCGGCCTATCCGCATACTCGTTACTATATATACAAGTTATACCTTTCAGAAGAAAGATATTTTAGAAATATATCGATGGATCAGGATCACCCTCTACACCGAAAGAAAACGTAGCACGTGTTACCTTCGGAAAGACTTGGTGGTAGTTACCACGAGGGATCCAATAATAATCGCCTGGCATAAAGTCCACGGGTTCATCATGTAATCCATCCACACATATCTGTATCTTCCCCAACACTTGTACTAGAAAGACATCCATGGTATCTTTGTGCCGTGGATAACTATCACTATTGGGGCCAAATCCAGTGAAAGCAATGTTGGTAATTTTATTACCATGAAGTGCGAACACTTCTTGCATTGCAGACTCAATGTCTTTTGCAAACTGAGGAGCAGAAGGTCTCGTGTGGAATGAGTTGAGACCTATACGCATTTTACTGGTATTAGTGTCAAGCAGTTCTTCGGGATGAGTATCCAACATATCCATGTGAATGTCCCAGTTATATCCGTCTAACAATTCTTGAGGAATTTTTCCGTGATAAGGAATTTTCTCTGCAATGTTTTCTACATTGTCCTCAAAGATGTCAACCATATTCATTTACTTGTTCCCGATATTATACTTGGGACATAGATCCCAGTTCTGCTTATCCTTATATCCAATGATTTTAATCTGTCTCATAGGTGCACAATCTAGTGACACTTCGGTATTCTGGATCTCAACGAGACCCCAGTCCTGTAGTAGAGTTGCGATTGTATTCCTACGTTGCACATCACCTTCTTCTAGGTTAGATTTCTTGCCGTCTAACATGAACAGTTCTTTAAAATGTACGATGAAGTACCGTCCCTGTTTGTGTAAGATGTGACACGATTGATACAATTTATTGTCACGCTTTGACGCAATACCAATTCGAGTTAGAGTTTCTTTGACCTTTAGGAAATCATCCGGTTCGGACAAAGTTACCTCCAACATCAACCCAGAGTTCCATTCAACTAATTTATTTTCTTCCACCTTTCTGCACCTTATTCTTTATCTTGTTTAGAGAATCGGGTGAGAGTAGTGGTAAAACTTGACGTGCTTTGTCATTGCTATATCCATAATACTCTTTCACCGCCTCAATATCATTTAACGTTTCGGGTTTAACCCACTTAGGGAAACGCTTCCGTTTCCTTACTATATTTAGTAAAAAATGATATTGTAACTTACTGTCTACATCCCAGTAGCGGTTCATTTCATTAGCTAGCAATACAGTATCATGTGAATAGGACAATCCACGATTCACCATATAAGAGTTATAGTGAGTCTCGTTCTCCACATCCATGATGTCTCGTTTACTATAGTTAATACTGTTTAGGAATTCAAAAGGCCCTAGTTTTGTTCCGTTCGACCCATCCATAATCATAGTCCTGTTCATAAATTTTCATTATACGCTTTCTTTGTACGGTTGTCAAATTACTAACACCACCGTAGTATAAACCAGACGTACTGTTAGTATGTATTTGATGAAGTTTTTTACTCGTGCGAGTTGCCTTTTCCAACCATTTCAACATCGCATCAAAGTCTGACATCGCCCAGATATCTGTGTATTGACTTCGGTTTCCAAGAAAATGTGATTGCGGAAAGAAGTGAGCATTGATTAAACCACCTGATCTAACCTCTGTTATCAAGTCATCCATCTTGTCAGGTATCTCATCTAGTTCTGACAAACTCATGTAGAGTTTTCCTTTCTGATCTAGATCTAGATGGGTATTTGACTCCAGAAATGAAGACTCTTTTACCCATTGCAGTTTTAGATACTCTGCAGCAGACAAAAATCGTTCAATCGGATCACGTACAACAGTAACACGACTCGTGTTAACTCTCCACGGCAATAGCGTGGACTCTCCCTTTTCTTTAATCTCTTTCAGTCTATGTCCTTTGGTTCCACAGTTTGCAGCAAACTCAGGATCATCTTCCACACTGATTTTGTAGACATGCCACAGTGCCCATTTCAGTGTCGTGATTCCATTCTTGGGACACAGACGAATGTCTATGTTCTGTGGGAAATACAATACGTTGTCTTGGGGTGTCATAGTTCCACGCAATTTGTTGTGGATGATGTGACGCATCATATTTTCTGTTTCACGTAATTCTTTCAAAGGCGGTCAACCTGTATTTTGCATTTATTTAAAAACTCTAATCCGCCATTGTCTTTGGGGTAATCGTCCTTATATACCACTCGACTAATACCGGATTGGTAAATTAATTTGGCACAATCCATACAGGGTGCCATAGTAGTATATAGTGTAGATCCTTCGCAAGATTCTGTACTACGTGCAACTTTTGCGATAGCATTGGTTTCTGCATGAAGAACCTCTTTCTTGGTCACCAATTCTGTAAGACCAAGTTCGTGTGCCCTTACTTGAAACTCGCACTCATTGTCCCAACCCGTTGGCATACCGTTGTAACCAATCGACTGAATGCGATTGTCTTTAACGATAACACAACCTACGTGTGCACGTCTTGCGGAAGACAAATTGGCATATACTTCTGCCGCTTCCATATGTGCGGTATCCCATTTATTCATCACGCATCCTCATTTTCTCTAAACTCAACTTATCCTTCAGAGACATCAAGTATGCAGATCCCGACAAGATAGCGATTGCACCAGCTTCTGCGAGTAACTGCATCATCTCCATCTCTTTACTATGTAAGATGATAAGTCTGCACAGTGCCGTCACCGCAATGATGATCGGAAGTGTTACCGGAATACGTGTGGTACTGTAGAACGCACCGACCATACCCAATACTTCTGCGTAGATAAACAACATGAATAGATCCGACAGTTCTACAGTCAGGTCAACGTACATATCATATATGTACTGTCCTGCGGCAATTATCGTCAGTGATCCAATGATACCCAGTAAAATTTTCTCACTCAGTTCGGTTGTCCAGTGTAACTTTCTATCAATGGTCATCGTCATTACCCTTAATGAGAATCCAAATCGTACCTACGACTAGTGCCGTTAAGATAAAAATAAATTCCATTTGCATATCCACACCTGTCTCCATTATTTAACCTCCACGTTTGCCATGATCTCAGTCATACACGCAACTAAATTTACTTCATGATCTGCAACAAACGCATTCTTGTATTGATAATCAGCGAGGATCAATACGAGTTGGGGTATAGACTGAGGTTGAACATACTCGTACATCATATCGTATATCCCACGGAAGATCGATGCAGGTTCAACGTCCATATTGTTGACAACCCAACTACGCATCTTCTTGAAATCTTTGCTCTTTAGTGATATGAAAAGTGCATTATAGTTATCATTTATATCACTAATGATAGCAGTAGTTTCCAATTGACCAGAGATAGAATGACGTTGTAACTCATTGAGTACACGTCTCCAGTCTGGTGCGTGACGGATGATAACCTGTGCTAGTGTGTCCTTGTTGTAATTCACCCCCTCGTCAACAAGGATACTACTTGCACGTTCCATAAACTGACCACACAGTTGTGCCTGAATTTTCTTGTTGAAGTTAAACTCGTAGTTAGAACAACGAGAGTGTAGGGGTTCAATGATGCGGTTCTTGAAGTTGCACGTCAGAATGAATCGACAGTTCTTACTGAACTCTTCGATAAACCCACGGAGTGCGGGTTGTGTTGACGTAGGATTAAGGTAGTCTGCCTCATCAAGGATGACTACTTTGTAACCACCAGTGAGAGAGATTGATGAGGCAAACTGTTTGATCTTACCACGTAGGGTTTCGATGTTACGTTCATCTGAACCATTGATGACAATATAGTCAAGTCCTAGTTCATTACAGATGGCACGTGCGATTGTAGTTTTTCCAGTACCGGCAGTACCAGAGAATAACATGTTGGGGATCTCACCCCCATCCACGATTTTCTGAAAGGTCTCCTTCAGTTCTTTGGTAAGTATGGTCTCCGATACTGTACGAGGACGATACTTCTCGACCCACAAAAATTCATCTTGCATAATAACTCCATAATTAAGTTGTCCCGTATAGTATATCAAACGAGACAGTACATGTCAAATTGGTGCCCCCGCATGGAATCGAACCACGAGTTTGGCGTTCGTAGCGCCATGTTTTATCCGTTAAACTACGGAGGCAGGTATTGGTGTCCCCGACAGGAGTTGAACCTGTAACCTACGGTTTAGAAGACCGTTGCTCTATCCTATTGAGCTACGAGGACGAATCCGCCTCGATACGGACTACGGTTTCTTTTATGATATCCTCATAAGTTCCGTCCGTAGTCTTCACGACAAAGCGGTCACTGATGTCATTGTTATATTGTTGAGGCATCTCTCCGACAACCTCCAACAATTTACCAGACTTCCAGTGTTTGTAGACAACACGAATCACGTGTTGTTATTCGCCCTGCTGTAGTTGTTCGACTAGTTGGATCGCCTCAATCGCTTGATCACGAAGTTGTCCAATGGTCGAGAGTTCTTCACCCTTGAACCCACCACGTTGTACCACAGTATCGATTACTGCGACAGTAGAACGGGATACACGGTTAGCAAGATCTTGCAAGACTGCGTAACGCTCGTCTACGACAGGTTCAGTTTTTTCAGTTTTGTTACTCATCGTTATACTCCAAATGTTGATGATTTTTCGAGTGCAATAAAGTACTCAATTTCAGATTGTTTTGATTTGAAGTTGGAGATCAACTTAGACGAAATGCCTACTTCGAAATCCTCGTTCACCACTTTCAAGTTATTCACGTTCAAGACAAAGTTAAAATCAACCCCTTCTTGGAACTCACCCTCTACCAGAGAGAAGAAACTATTCGATGTTGCATCTTCTGGATCAATGACTGTCAACTTCACACTACCACCGTCAGGTGAAATGCTAATGGAGTCGTGTCCAAGTACAGATGCCGCACGTTTGATTCTGCTCAAGGTGTCAGTATCTAGTGTAAACTTAACTTCCGGTTCTGGCATCACCACGTCCTTGCTAGGTGCAGACAACATGTCAATGTCAGAGAAGAAGTATCGATTACCCCTCAACCCAGTGGAGTCAGAGACCACCACACAATTATCCTCAAAGCGAAGATTCGGTTGTTCAACCAAACTCAACACATTCAAGAATTCGTTCAAGTCGTAAATACCAAACTCCCTTGGGACAAACTCAGTCAGAGTTGCCTTCGCAAGAATGTTCTTTGCGACTGAAATAGTCTTCAACTCATTACCTTCACGGAAAACAATGTTCGAGTTGATGTTGGCGAAGTTTTTAAGTACTGCCAGAGTACGATCAGATAGTTCCATAATTTATACCTTCATTAAAATTAAACATTACACACATAATAACACTATGACTTTCACTTGTCAAGCTTTTTCAACCAAACTTGCAAAGATTTTCTCAGGTGGTGTCCGATCACTGGTGTGGTTCTATGATCCACCTCTCCCCTGATAAACATTGCGGTATTGAATGATGGACACAATCTTTGCATCTGGTCAGTACCAGTCTTGTAAATAAAGTCACCACCACGGTCAATATCCCATTCGGTGTTTAGATATACAGTAATCGCACCTTCACGATCTTCTCCAAGATCTCTGTGCCAATTGATCCAAGATCCATTGGTCATTAAATGGAATATCATATTGTCTACTTGTAGATCATCGATACCCATTTCAATTAGTTTCAAGTTTATCTCATGAGTCAGTTCTTGTCGAACACTATCTGGTACAAGATGTATCAGTATAGGGTTCGGAACAGAGACTCCCTCTTCATGTAGGGCTTTATCCCAGAACAAATTCAGTGCGAAGTTGTTCTCCGGTTGCGTCAACAGTCCACTGATATAGTTATTCCACTTATCAGGATCATCCAAGAAGTTTTTTATAACTAGATGCGATGTCAAGATTTTTTCCAGATTTCGTCATAATTACAATGTCGCAGGTGACCCTCTTCAGTCTCATATACAAATTGATTACCAAGTAGTTGCACTACCTTACCAGTGTTCTCTCGTAGGAACGAGGGTTCCTTATGAGTTATAACGTCTCCGATCTTAGGTTTTTTCTTCATGCCGCCTTCAGTTTTGAGAAGTTCTTTTCCTTGACGAATTCCAGTTTGCGTTGGAACTGTGCGTCCTCTAGTTCTGATTTGTGAGAGATTACAAATACGTTAGTCTCTTCACCCAGACTATACAGGATCTTCATCAAGTTGTCAACCCCATCATCGTCCAGAGATGAATCGAATGTCTCATCAAGGATCAGTAGGTTGGTTGCAACACTGTTCTTCATCTTTGCAATCTGTCTCCACGTAAACAGTAGGGACAAATCGATACGTTGCTTCTCACCCTCAGAGAATGAGTCATACGAGAAGTTGTCACGGAATCGTGAACGGATGGTCTCGTTGAAACTTTCGTCTAAGTCGAAGTGGACAAAGAAGTCTAGAATCTGTAGATACTGATTGGTCAGTTGATTGATAACAGGGATGTACTGTTTGATGATCTTGGTCTTGATACCAGAATCTTTCAGTAACTCACTGCTGATTTGATTGTAGGAGTACTGCTCGTGTAGAGTGTACTTCTCATCTTGTTTTGATTCTAAGTCTTTACTTAGTTGTTCTAACTCAGCGTTTGCTTCTGCGAACTGGGATTTAGTGTCGGACATTTCATCGATTTCGTTTCGGATTCGGTCAATGTCTCGTTGGAGTCTGGTGATAGTGGATTGGTTTGATTGGACTGCATTCTGTAGATCTCTCGCTGTCTCGTAAGACGCTGTAAGTTCGCCCTGTGTCTGTTCATACTTGTCCATTTCCTCCTTCGATTTCGTGATGGCATCGTTTAGTTCTTTCGCACGTGTTTGTGCGTCAGACTTTTTAGTCTCCCGAAGTGTATCGTCAATAGATTGATCACAAGTGGGGCAAATTTCGTTTTCGTCAAAGAACTTAGCTTCCTTGACCACAGTCTTTATCTGAGACTTGAAGGTGGATTGGAACTCAATCAACTTCTGTTTCTTAGTATTTAGACTTTCTAATTTTTTCGACACGTCATCAAGTTGTGTCGATGCGTTCGACATGTTCTTGTCGTTAAAGTCATTGAGTTCTTTAATCTCCGCATACAGTGCGGTGATTGCATCCTCTTTCTCCGCACGGTGTGCAGTGTTCAGTGCAGTAAGTTCACGCAGAGATTTTTTCTGTGCGTTGATCTTAGTCTTGATTAACTCAATACCATGTCCGTTGTCAGTGATCTCTCCCTTGAGTATAGACATCTTCTCTTTGAGTAGACCGTTCATCTTAGAGAAGATATTGATGTCGAGTAGATCCTCAATCACTTCTCTACGTGCACCACCAGACAACTGCATGAATGGTACGAACGAACTTGATCCCAGAACAACAATCTGGTGAAACGACTTATGCGTCAACTTTAGAATGTTCTTCTCAAGCATCTGTTGATATTCTTTGGCATGGGAACTCTGGTTCAACATGTTACCACCTACCCAGATCTCAAACTTATTAGGTTTGATACCACGCACTACCTTGTACTTCTGAGAACCAATAGAGAACTCCACCTCAACCAGTGTACCCTTGTTGTTAATCGTATTGACCAACTGTGCCTTAGAGATCTTACGGTGTGGTTTACCAAACAAACCAAACGACAGGGCATCCAACATAGTGGACTTACCTGCACCGTTGTGACCGACTACAAGAGTAGTGGATGAAGTTGTAAAATCTATATCAGTGAAGTTGTTACCGGATGACAAGAAATTCTTGTACCGGAGTTTTTCAAACTTAATCAAACGTACCGTCCTCTTTCATTCCACACCAGTTGCAAGATGCACCTTTCTCAATAGTAAGATGGCCATCATGTTTGCAATGGTGTTCCCAACCTTCCATGTTTTTCTTACGGAAGATTTTATCATAATTATCACGATACTTATCCGACATTTTAGTCATGATAGTATCGCCAGTAATGTCATTTTTTGTTGCCATATTTCACCTATAATATCACAGTTCACGCCAATTGTCAAGCAGTTCTTTATCGTAGACTTTACCAAACACATGATAAGTCACAGAGTAATCATCCGGCACTAGGTTATTTTCTTTACCGTAGTAGTCAAAGTTAGTTGCATGATAGATCGTTCCATCATGGTATCGGTCATCTGCAAGTGTTAAAAGAAACCTAACGTCAAACTCTTGACGCAGTAACTTTATCGCACGTGACAAAAACCAAGAGGTTAAATTGTGCTCATCATGTGGTGCAACAGCTAATCTAACTATGTCCCAAAACCCTCTACCCTCTTCATAGAATCCAAAATAATCACGAATATCTTTTGCAGAGACCCGAGGGTCTGCCTCACAAAACTGGACTACACCAATCAACTCATCTTCTTTAAATAACCCATAGAAGATGTATTCACTATAGTACCAGTAACGTAAAAATGCACCACGTAAGTAGTGGTGTTGTTGAAAGAATTTGTGTCCGAGATTACCACCACACTTTTTTACGGTGTACTGATCTTTCACTATATGACTTCCATAGATTGGGCTTCTGTCATCAAAACAGAAATCTCTCTCTTTATCCTATCCTTATCTAAGTCTGTGCTAACGTTGTCAATATAATCGTATACCAGTGTTTCGGTATCGTCAACAGATATGTTGTCATCCCCTACGTTCTCACCAAGGAAATCTTTGAAGTCTTCTGCGATCTTCAGTTCATGAATCTTCTGTTGCTGTACACGATCCACAAACCGTTCGAACTGATATGCATCACCCTTGTTAACCACAATGATCTTAACAAACTTGTTATCAAGGTATCGCATGTCCTTGAACTTGAAGTTCTCTACCTTCTCATGATCGTAGTAGATCTTCTCGTAGATAGTGATGGGGTTATGTACCGCAGTAATCTCTCTTGTTTCAGTATCAAGAATGTGGAAGTACTTCTTGTCATCACAGTCGTTCCAGAAGAACTCCATCTGTGATCCCAGATAGTGAATGTTTCCCTGCGACGATTTGGTGTGGAAGTGACCGGACAGAACCATCTCAAACTTATCGAAATGTTGTGCAGACATACCGTCCTTACATACTTGACCACGTGCCATCTCGAACCCAGATAATTCTAGGTGTGCACCCACAACAGATGCCTTACAGTTCTCCAAGAATTTTAATGTCGCATTTTCGTTCTCTTGGTTGATCCACGGGATTAATGCGACATTTAAAGTGTCGTATTTCATCACCGTAGGTTCCATGATCAGGTTCACTTCGTTCATGTAGTGACCCTGCAGTTCCTTCAGTGCGTTCAACTCATTAGTGTTCTTGTAGTACACGTCATGGTTGCCGGGAATGATATCCATAGTGATACCATACTCACGCAGCTTCTGCAGGAAAATTTTCCGGTTATGACTCAGTGCCTTGAAGTTGACCGTCTTACGATTATCGTAGTAGTCTCCAAGGTGTATAATCTGAGTAATGTTGTTTTCTAACAGATACGGAAAGAACACCTCACTATAGAAGCGTTCTTGGTAATCCATAAAAATGTCAGACGAGTTTCGACACCCTGCATGGGTATCGTTCAAAATTGCTATTTTCATTTAATCATATGCCTCAATACAAAGGGATTCTTTATCACTAAACCTATATCCCGTTGCTTTCATAAAATCCTCCAATACTTGCAACATATCATCACGTGACAGATCCTTCTGCATAACGTCAATAGTAACACGTGTGTTCACGGATGTTTCATGCTCGTAGGGATGACAGATCAGTTGTATATACGGTTTATCCAGTGGTGGATTATTATATCCCATCAATCTGCATACCTCCCATGATTTATCAGGTGATGCATTCTGTGACTGTGAATAGCCCACAATAATTTAATCAAAGAGGTTTCAGTATAGACCCCCGATTCACATATATATTTCCACATAATAAATTACCTATTTTCATTTGGTGCACCCAGTATACCACACTGAGATTTATTTGTCAAATCAAGAAGTCAGATAGGTCAGAGTCAACGTTTACTGCACGTCTTTTCCTCTGTTTAATTTCCTTCTTGTATGAATTGAATTGGTTATCTGCTTCCTTTACAGAGTCAATACGTATACGTAGTTGGTCAACAAAAGGTTGCGTATTGCTATAGTCAGAGTAACCACCCTCCGTGTTCTCTTCAATGAACATAGAAAGATCTGCCTCAGAGATATACTTCATCTTGATATCCTGTTGCTTCTTCTCTTTCTGGATCCTACGAAGAAATGCATACCACGAGATTTGAGTAAAGTATGCGAATGCATTAGGGTTACCTGAACGAGTCGCTGCTTCGATGTCATAATTCTCAATCGCTTTCAGACAGTTCTCCACTGCGTCCATCACCATCTCTTCACGATAGGTATACCGGACGAAGTTTGCCTTGTGCGACAATCCTTCTGCGATCTTCAGAAAACAAGTAGCAATGTAATCGGTAACGACAGGTCTAGGGTTTCCTTTACCTACCTCTTCCTTTACTTTAGTACAGTACTCAACCACTGCGAGAGAGAACTCCCGATTGTTAACGTAGTGCGGTTTTTCTTTTGGTTTTGTTGCCATTACAAATCTCCTAGTATTTCAAACATTATATGACATTCAGTGACCTTTGTCAACTATTTTCTGCCTCAATTTAGAGGTAGAGAATCCATGATCCCTTTTATTATAGTAGATCTCAATTCCTTTTAACTGACACTGATTTTTTCCTGTAAACTCTAGTGCACGATACTCCTCACCAATGATCCTCATGTCGATAGGATAGGTATCGAGAATATCTAACAGTTCGTGTTCGTACTCATACGGTACGATTTCGTCTACATACTTTACTGCACTTAGTTGGATGTATCTTTCGGTTAGACCCTGCACAGGTTTGTTCTTCTCTAGTCGGTCTAGAGAGGGATCTACCTGTAGACCACAGATCAAATAGTCGCAGACAGTCTTTGCCTCACGCAACATAGAGATGTGTCCTGCATGTAGTAAATCAAATGCAGATGCAGTAAATCCAACTTTTTTTCTTTTTTCGCTTGACATAATTAAAAATCCGTGATATAATAAGCTTGCCGTCTGGGGAAAAGAATATATACCTAGTGAAGTTTGGGGAAATCGATGACATTATTACTCGCACTGTCCTGATCCCCCATCTTCTTCATTAACTCTTCGTAGGGATCTACGATATCACCGTGACCCTCATATCCGTAATCACCACCACCCTCGTAAAAAATGTTGTGACAGGCAGCTTCGTATTGCTCTAACATTTCTGGTACAGGGTTCGCTACCGCAACTATCTTATCCATCTTACACATAATCATTCGTTCCGGATCTGCTTGGTAGCACATAAACAATTTAAAGGTGTACATGCGACCACCATCTTCTAAATGTTGAAACTGGATAGCAAGAGCGTTGCGAAGGAAAACATCGTAATCATCCTCTTCTACAATTCTTGCAATGACTTCATCACCTGTTGAAAGTAGTATCTGTTTTATAGATTCACGCATCATCGTTTCCCTTTAGGTTTATCGGATATACTGTGTATTTAAATCCTTCTCTTGTATATATCCGAATCCTTTCTCCCGAATGTTTCAAGGTGAAATTCTGGTGTCCCTTCACATGCATGTCATCTGCTATATCGAATAACTTGGTAATCGTGCCATCATCTGACACTCGTAAACCTCTGCCAATGGACTGCAAGACTTTGACTTGTGATTTGGATGGTGTGGCAAAAATGATGTTGTGGAGGTTCTTGATATTAATACCAGTACTGAAAGTACCAAGACTAGCAACGATAATTGCATTTTTCTGTTTCTCAACAATTCCACGTATCTGTTCCCTATCTGTGGTGTCCGTTTCACCAGACACATAAAATACCTTTCGACCCTCTTCTGACTGATCTCGAATCATCTCAAACAAAACTTTGCCGTGTTTCTCCACGAACTGAAACATCACCAGTGTATTACCCTTCTGATCAAGGGCGAGTTTGGTGATAAACTTATTCCTTCGTTCGTTGGTAACTATGTAGTCAACTTCTTCTTGATAAGTCTTGTCCTTCATTCTGTGACAGATATCATTGTGGTATCTTAGTAACAGTACAGAGATATCCAAATCAGATAGTTGTTTATCTTCCTGCAGTTTCACGGTGGTAGTCACCGTAAATACGGGCCCGAATAAACCTTCGAGCACGAGTTTGTTTGTCTCAGTTCCGTCGAGTGTACCTGTAGTACCTATTCTATACTTAGCGTTGATACACTTGTCCATCATAGTGGACAGAGACTTTGCCTTGAATAAATGGACTTCATCTCCGAAAATACTATCAAACTGTTCGAACCATTCAGAACCAAATTTGTAGATGGACTGCCACGTAGAGATAATAACAGGTTTGTCGGTGACCTTCTCCTTACCACTATAAATTCTGTGACAAGTATTTTCTACGTCATATCCGTAGTCCTCGAAGTCCTTGTACATCTGTTCTACCAGACTTGTTGTGGGAACAACAATGAGAGTCTTCTTAGATTTTTTCTTGTCGATCAAGTATCGTATCAGATTGTAGATAATGAATGACTTACCACTACCTGTCGGTGACAGTAACAGTGCACGTCTATTTTCTATACCGTGTGCAATCGCATCATACTGATAGTCTCTAGGTTCGAATGGTGCACCCAGAGTCGCAAGGTACTTAACTAGATCTTGGTGTTTAACTTTATCCTTTGCGTTCGGGATACCATATTTTTTACTTTCGATGATCTGTAGACCATAGAACCTTTCTGCACAGAACTGTCGTAGGTGATGATACAGACCAACGTTCATCTGTTTGGTGACCATGTTGTACAACTTGATCTTACCGTCCCAGACCTTTCTTTTATAGGCAGGCATGAACTTATAGCCCGGCACATAGAAAGAGAAGAAGTCTCGCAACTCCTGCTCCTGTGCGGGATTAGATTCTATTGCCATATACGAATGACTCAACATCCGTACTCGTATCGTATTATCCACCAGCCTGCAATCGTCTCCAATCAATGATATTCTTAATGGTTTGATGTCTCCATTTAAGATTATCTAGTATTTCTTTAAGTGTGTCGATCAACGTTTTTAAATATGCAATCTTCTCTTCGGACTTTTGGATCTCTGGATCTGCGTCATAGTATCGATCCATGTCACCTTTTAGTACACGTAACCCTTCAAGAGGATCAGGATTCCAACCCCTATCTTTGATAGACATCTCATCCATTGACCCATTGTAGTAGTGCCACTTCTCTTTGAGTAAGACTAGTTGGGAGTTCTCTGCACGTTTGAGATTTAACTTGGTGATAGACAAGTACTGCAAATACTTTGCATGTAATTTAGGTGTCTCACGTGAGTTCTTGTCTAACTCAGCATCACTAATTTCACAGTCTACTTCCCATTCTTTCAAAATCGAATCAAGGTCTAACATCATTTATCTCCAATCATTTCAATACAATCTTTCCAATAATCTATATCCTGCGACACAACGAACGACTGAGTAAGTCGCCAACACTTTGTGTATGCGGCATGATAACAAAGTTGTCCATCATCATAGTTACCGAAGTAACCTGCCTTGAGACTCCATCCTTTCTTGTCAGTGATCAGAATCTCATTACCATATTTATCCAGATACTTAAACCATCCTTCTCCAGTCTCAGACCAAGTAAAGATGAGATTGTACCCTACGGCATTTGCATTATTGTGCCACGCTATAAATCCGTCTGGTGGGTAGAGTTGCGAGAGTGCGTTTGAATTAATACCCAATTCAGTCTGCAGTGCAATATCGATACGTTCAAAATCCTTTCTATACTCAGGATCATCACCATTGTAATGATTTGGTTTTAGAGGATAAGAACGGGCAGTCTCAGGATCGCCTCGAAAATCGCTACCCATTTCTACTATTATATCACGATACTTACAAGAAGTAAAGTACCTAGAGTCACTTTCTAGTGATCCTATCATGTTATTTGTTTGGGTTACGTCATACTTATCACGATACAAATAACGAAAATGTTCTAATAGTTCAAGAACTCTTGGGTTCTTGATTTCACATACTTGCATATTAAGTTATCACAAATTGACTGAACCTGAATGATACGTTGAAGGTAGTATAGGCAACATCCTGCACGTTCGATGCAAGAGTTAACTGTCCGATAGATGTAGGAACACAATCTTGGTATTTGATTGTGACCGCATTATTGTTGTGGGAGTTAAGGATTATAACTGTGATGTCCGAAGCGGTTGCTATTTTACCATTACGGTCTTCTGTGATATGACCATCATTTACGATACGTTCCAACCAGTTCTGCATCTCCTTATATGAAGTCATGTCTTCGTCAAGGATAATGTCAACCGACATCTCACCATAGTTGATCTTGTCACCTGCTAGAGGTACACGTGTAACTCGACTAGTAGGTAATTCTACAGGCGAAACACTTGCGCCCGGATGCACTAGTGACTGTGCGAAGTACTCTAGGTTTGAATAGTTCTGTCTGTTGACTATAAACTTAAACCCTGTAGGTTGTAAGTAGTTTCTATTTGTTGTTAGTGCCATTACTCGAACCTTGCCTGTTGTGCTCTCTTTGCGTTCTGTTCTTGGTGCCACCTTCCATAAACGCAGTGTGCAAGTTCATGACCCCAATAGTGTGGTTGATACTTCACGGTAGCATCATATGTGTATATGGTGCAAGAGTTACCGTCTGGATTGATAGTCCCAAACGCTTGTACAGTACCGTCATTCCATGCTCCTTTTTCCATCGCAACTTTGCGAAACTCTGACTTCTCTTTAAACAAGACCATTTTTACTTCCAGTTCTGTCTTGACGTATTCTGGTTGTTCGAAGTAATAACCATCGGGTGACTTATTACTGCTATCAGAACACCCCACAATTATAGAGGATCCGATAAGAAACAGTGCAATGTAGGTGTGTAGTTTGTTCATCTTCATACCTCTATTTATACAAAAAGAAAAGGGGGATTTCTCCCCCTGTTATTGTCAGGGTGACTTTAACCGGAAGTACAGACCCCTGCGTCTTCTGAAGCGTCGAACCCAACATCACCGCAACCATATTTACCATCTCTGTTGGTATCACATGCACGTTGCCATGATATCATATCGAACGTCAGACCCTCATGCCACGGTACATAAGCTTTGCACCATTCATGAGAACCGACAACCATATCATCGGTTCCATCTGGGTCGGGAACATAGTCCCTTTTGGAGTGCTCTTTCTGGAGAGTAAAATGAACATTTCCATTGGAGTAGTTTTTCTGTGTAAACAACTTGCCTTTGGTAATGTAGATCTTCTCTTTCTCAGCTAGAGTATAGGTCGATCCATCGTCGTAGTTGATTACCGTCTCAGAATGAGCAGACAACGGTAAGAGCAACAGTAAGAACAGCGCTGTTCTCATATCACAATCCCTCTGTGAGTTTGTGCTTCCATTCTTTTAGTGACTACCTTGTCTCTTTTATATAGGCAAAAAAAGGGGGACTGCAGCGTCCCCCCAAAAATGATCCCTAATGAGATTCTTTTTATTACAGTACTTACGTAAGGATGTTGTCCACACGGAAGATTCTGTAGTACTGGTTAGACTTAGCAGCAGCAAGTCCGTCAGCAGGAGTAGCGCCCACGAATGGGTTACTTGCCATACCGTAACGAGTCTTGAACCCGATTTTTGGTTGGAAAGTATCTTCGCCAACTGCTTTAACCATTTGCAGAGGTACGTATGGGCAGTAGAAAACACCTGCGTCATATGCGTTAGTACCTTTGTAACCTACAGTGATGTAGTCAGTAGATGCATACGGATCAATGTATACACGTACACGACCATTCAAAGTACCTGCAAAAGTGTTACCAGTGTCATCAACCTGAAGGTTGGTAGACATTGCAGGAGTGTAGTCCAACATACCAGAGGCAGCAAGAGCAGTAGCAACGTCAGAAGAACAGATAACTACGTTACCCTTTCCACGACGAGTTTCTTTTGCAATTACGTTGCACTCACGGTCAATTTGTACTACAAGACCTTTGAATTTCTCTGCAGACCAACGTCCGTCAGCGTCAGAAGACAAGTCAAAGATACCTTTAGTGGTAACGTTGGCTTGAAGACAACCAGTCTTCGCTTGAGAGTTGATAGTACGGATAACCTCACGGTTAATCTCCGCAAGAATCTCTGTAGAGAGAATGTTTGCAAGTTCTGTCTCAGCGTCAAGACCGTGGATTGCTTTCAGGTCTTGTGCAAGTTCGAGACTGTACTCAGCTTTCAGCGCACGAGACTTCGCAGTCACGGTTGCTTTTTCGATGGTGAAACCCATTTCTGCGAAAGGAGCACCAACACCGTCACCCAAAGCTTCTGCAGCAGCAGTAGTCATTGGAGATCCAGTCAATG